AGTAAAAGAGGTGCTGGGGAAGTGAGAGAACGTACTAAAATCATTTTTCGTGGTTGGAATGAAGAAATATTCATATTACAAGGAAAAAACTTAGACATCACTGGTCTAAATCAAATATCAAATGAAATTAAAAGGTTGTATGAGAATTATAAAGTTGTAGTTATACCGATTGAAGTCGATTTCGAATTCAAATAGATAGGAAGTGTTATGAAATTGAATTTAGGATTAACTATTTTGATTTGGATAGTAGTAACATATCTAGTTCTTATATCACTTGCTTATGTAGTAGCTTTTGTTGGAACAATCGTTTTAGCTATTAAAGATAAGAAAGACCGTAAAGAATTCAGAGAAAAGCGAAATAGAGAATGGATAGAGAAAGAAAAAGAATTTGAAAATAGAATGAAAGAGCGTCGTGAAGAATTCTATAAAAGAAACAAACATATCATTAAAGATTTAGATAAACACTTTAAGGAGTGAACGGAATGACTGATTTATTCATAATCGTATTTGCTTTAACATTATTGGCTACAATTATTGGAATGATTGTCAAAATGTATTTAGAAAATACCAAACAAGAGCGTCAATATAAAAAGATTGCTAAGAAGACTAGGAATAAACGTAAGGAATTTGAAGAACGTAAAAGAAAACAATTCGAGAATAACAAGCTGGATAAGGAGTGAACGGAATGGTTAAAAAGTTAGTTAAATTAATTACTTTGGCTAGTATATCTGTGTTAGGAATTTACTTAAAACGATATATGATTGTCATTTTAGAAAGCGAAGATGATATTGATACTGCACCGAATGACTTTGTATTAGAAACGGATCAATTCGATTTAAACAGAATTAAAGCAGAGGTGAGTGAGTAGTGGATTGGATAAAAATAATTTCTATAATCCTTCTGTTTTTCTTATGGGCGTATATTCTTTATAGATGGAAAAAGACTGAAAGAGAATTAGATAAATTACGTTCGGATAATCGACGACTGAAAATGGATATAGAGGGAATGAATGCTAATCATTTAGCTGTATACAAAGAATCTCAAAAGACAAAAAAGAAAAATACATCTAACAATAAAACGGGAGTGAGTTATATGGAAGGATATTTAATTGAAGTAAACGACGGTATTTATTTAGTAGAAAAAGGATATGATGCTTACGAATATTGGAAAAATCACGGAACATTACCAGCTTCTTCATTTTTTAGTTTTACAAAAAATGTCTTTAAGGCAAGTTATTATAAAGATTTGAAGACAGCTAAAGAGTATGCAAAAAAATGTGGTGGTCGTGTGTTGCAACATAAACCTAATTTGGAGGTAGCAGAATGAGTTGGTGGATAGTATTGATACCAATTGCATACCTAATATGGATATGTATAAAGAGTAAGGATGGAGGTTAAGTGATGTTTTATAAATCTAAGTGGATGAGATTAAAGACTTTAGTTTTTAATTTAATTTTGGTGACGCAAGACGATGAAAACCGTAGTACCCATATTAAAATCGGTGAAATTGCAGCTTTAGAAGCGATATTAAGTAAAATGGATGAAATAGACGGTGGTAATGATTTTCAAAAATTAAAATACGAAGAACATGAGAAACGAATCAATGAAAAAATAAAGGGAATTAAGGAGAATGGAGGGTAATAATTAGTGTATTCAAAAGAAGCAATATTAAACATGATTGATAACTACCAAATGACGTGTAAATATCTAGTTACTGTTATACCAGAATGTGATAGTAATTCGATTGCGCAGTATGGTATACAAGCTACGTTACCTAAACCGCAAGGGCAAAATGGCAGTAAGGTAGAAGATACTGTTATACGTCGTGAGAGAATGAGTAAGCGTCATGCTCAAATGTTAGCAGAGGTAGAGTTTATTAATCAATCGCAACAAAAACTAGGTCATGTCGATTTCATATTCTTAGATCATTTAAAGAAAGCTAAACGTAGAGATGAGATTATTAAAGTTATGCCTAACTCACGATTAAATAGAAATAACTTCTTAGCACGTAAAGATGAATTAGCAGAGAAGATATACTTATTACAATGACAAAAATGACGTAAGTGACTGATATGACAGTTGTTGCGAAGAACATAAATTTAAAATTACAATGGTTACAGGGAATGCGGAAACGTTCCTCGACATGCTAATAAGTGCGACATTTTACCATGCTTTTTTTCTCCTTTAAAAAGTATATGACCTATCTGAGAGAACGCTCAGGTAGGTTTTTTGTATGCTGATATGACATTTAAAACATGTGATATGAGTGTATAAAAACTTTGACTAATTTTGACATCGGAGGTGATTTTATTGCTGACTTCAAAACAAAATAAAGCCATAGCATTAATGGTTGAGAAGAATTTAAATCAGAATGAAATAGCTAAGGAGTTAAATGTAGCTAGACAAACTATATCAAATTGGAAAAGGAATGCAGAATTCCAAGAGGAGTTACTTAATGCTGAACGTAATCTATTAAAAGGACTGACAGGCAAAGCGATTAAGACGATGGAAAATTTACTGACTGCTAAAAGTGAGTTAGTCAGATATAACGCAGCAAGTGACATCTTAGATAGAACAGGACATAAACCCACTGACAAAGTTGAAGCAGAAATTATCACACCAACCTTTATAAACGATGTGCCAGCCGATGACTGATAAAACGTTAAGCATTACAAAAACAATCGGCGGTGGCTACAACAAATTCTGGCACAACAAAAACTTTTATAGAGTAGTAAAAGGTAGTCGTGGTAGCAAGAAATCAAAGACAACTGCACTAAACTTTATATACAGGCTAATGGAACATGAGTGGGCTAACTTGCTTGTAGTCAGACGTTTTAGTAATACAAATAAACAATCAACATATACAGATTTAAAGTGGGCTACAAACCAATTAGGTGTAACCCACTTATTTAAGTTTAATGAGAGTTTACCAGAAATCACTTATAAACCAACCGGACAAAAGATTCTGTTTCGTGGTTTAGATGATCCATTGAAGATTACATCAATTACAGTTGATACTGGGATATTGTGTTGGGCATGGTTTGAGGAAGCCTATCAGATAGAAACGTTTGATAAATTTAGCACAGTTGTTGAATCTATTCGTGGTAGTGTTGACAGTCCTAACTTCTTTAAACAAATTACAGTTACATTCAACCCATGGAGTGAACGTCATTGGCTTAAACATACATTCTTTGATGAAGATACTAAGCTAAACAACACATTTTCATATACAACGACTTATCGAGTAAATGAATGGCTTGATGATGTCGATATTGCACGTTACGAAGATTTATATAGAACAAACCCTAGACGTGCAAGAATTGTTTGTGATGGTGAATGGGGCGTAGCTGAAGGGCTTGTGTTTGATAACTTCGAAGTGAAAGAGTTTGACTGGTTGAAAGTGTTCAAACGGACACAAGAAAAAGCTCACGGAAGCGATTTCGGATTTACTCACGATCCGACTACATTGATTAGTACCGTTGTAGACATGAAGAATAAAGAATTATGGATATATGACGAACACTATGAAAAAGGAATGCTCACTGATGAGATATATCAAATGTATGTAGATAAAGGATATAAAGATGCGCTTATTATTGCAGATAGTGCTGAGAAACGTTTGATTGCAGAGATTAAGCGTAAAGGTATTCCTAACATTAAACCGTCAATCAAAGGACAAGGCTCAATCATGCAGGGTGTTCAGTTCATACAAGGCTTTAAAATATATGTGCATCCAACTTGCGTGCATACTATTGAAGAATTAAACACTTACACATTTGACCAAGATAAAGAAGGGAATTGGCTCAATAAACCAATTGACGCTAACAACCATTTGCTAGATGGACTTAGATATTCCCTAGAACGTTTCCATTTGCCACATAAACAGACAAAAACAAATGTTAGAAAGAATATTAGCACAATCAAATCAATGGGCTTATAAGGAGGGATAACGCTTGTTAAAAGTAAATGAATTCGAAAGAGATGCAGAGTACCGACAACATCGAGATAAGATATACAGACGTGATGCAGTAGAAACATATCGTTACGACGGTACATTAAGCGAGATACTAGGTGATTATGATTTTATTAGTAAATGTATAGAGCATCATTTAGAAGCACAAGTACCTAGATTACAAATGCTTGACGATTACTATCAAGGACTTAACTACAATATTATGCGTAATCGTAGACGTAGAGAAAGACACTTAGCAGATAATCGTGCAGCACATGATTTTGCATCATACATTGCAGACTTTATCAATGGTTATTGTTTCGGTCATGCGATACAAGTACAGTCGGAAGATGAAGATACTCAAGAGAAGATTAACGGGCTACATAACCTAAATGACATTGATACACATAACCGTTCAATCGGATTAGACTTGTCTATCTTCGGTCGTGCTTACGAATATATTATCCGTAATCAAGATGATGAAGTGAGATTATATAAATCTGATCCACGCCATACATTTGTGATTTACGATAATACGATTGAACAGAATAGTTTAATCGCAGTGAGATACTGGCAAACGTCAACAAGAGAATATGATGACACAGATATTTACAATGTAGATATCATTACACCTAATGCAACTAATTTCTTTTATGCTAATAAGTCTACTAACCTATCACTACAAGAACGTAGACCACCAGAACCACATTCGTTTGGTAAGGTAACAATCACAGAGTTTAGCAATAATGAAAAGCGTCGTGGAGACTTTGAAAAAGTTATTCCACTTATCGACTTATATGACAATGCACAATCAGATACAGCTAACTATATGAGTGATTTAAATGATGCAATGTTACTTGTAATCGGAAACATGGAATTAGATAGCAATACAGCTCAATTGCAAAAAGATGCAAATGTATTCCATCTAGTACCAGAAGTGTATAACGATATGGAAGATAAAAAAACTGAGGGTAATGTTGACGCTAGATATATCTATAAGGAATATGATGTAAATGGTGTTGAGTCTTATAAAGATAGAATTAGTCGTAACATTCATATGTTTACTAACACACCAGATATGACTGATGAAAACTTTGGTGGTAATCAGTCAGGTGAGGCAATGAAATATAAGTTGTTCGGACTAGAGCAACGTACTGCAATCAAAGAAGGTTTATTCCGAAAAGGCTTGCGTAGACGTTACAAGTTAATCGGTCAGATTATGAGTATCAATCGTGAATTAGATAAAGATGCTATTCAAGATTTAACATTTACATTCACACGTAATATACCTAAGTCAATCAAAGATGAAATGGATATGTACTTACAAGCTGGTGGACAAGTCAGTCAACAAACGTTGATGTCAATTGTGTCGTTCATTGATAACCCACAACAAGAAATGGAACGTATTGAAAATGAAGAAGATATCCAACTTCAAAAGTCAGATGAACGTATGTACAGACAGGGTATAGACAACCAAACTGATATTAAGGAGTGATAGTCTATGTCCTACTGGGAAGATAGAGCAAAGGAAATCATTGATGAAGAAAGTAAATCAGATTATGAGATTGCTCAAGAGATACAACGTATTGTTGATGAGATGAATGAAGATATTGAAGATGAGATCAATCGTTTCTATGCAAGATATGCGATTAATGAAGGTATTTCATTTATTGAAGCTAAGAAAAAGATTGATGCAGTAGATGTTCAAATGTTCCAACAGAAAGCGAAACGGTATGTCGAGAATAAAGATTTTAGTGATAAAGCAAACGCAGAACTAAGAGCCTACAATACTAAGATGTATGTAAGTAGAGAGAAACTACTACAAGCGCAACTAGGACTGATTGTTACTTATGCTTATGCACAGATTGAACAATCTATGTATAACTATATGGAAAGTGCTTATTATCGTGCATTAGAGCAACAAGCAGGTATCTTAGGAGAAACGCTCCAAGTATCTATCAATGACGTTAAAACAATCATATTCACACCATTTGAAGGGCATAAATGGAGTACAAGACTTTGGTCAGATATGGACGTGGTAAGACGACACGTACAAAAGACCACACGTCATGTATTATTACGTGGCAGACACCCTTATGAGTTTGTGAAAGACTTACGCAAAGATACAGGAGCAACTTCTTCGCAAGCTAAACGATTACTCATCACAGAAACAGCTAGAGTGCAAATGGAAGCATCTAAACGTCATATGTTAGAACAACATGGAGAAGATGCTGAGTATGAATATGTAACCGCTCAAGAGGTGCTACATCAAAGAGATAAAGACGGTAATATCAAAAAGACGATAAAAGTATGTAAGGTATGCCAAGCGTTAAATGAAAAAGTTTTTAAGGTGAAAGATATGAAACCGGGTATTAACGCTGCACCTATGCATCCTAATTGTAGATGTACCGTTATTCCACATAAGAAAGACTGGCGTGATAAATTCTTTGAAGAACGTAAAGGTAAATATAATCTAAGTAAATTCACGGAGTGATGATATGACTGAACAAGAGAAATATTTGAAAGAAATTGCTACCGAATTAAAGTTAATTCGTGAGCAGTTAGAGAAATCAAATAACACGATAGAAATAAGAAGTGAAATAGACACTGATTCTTTACAAGAGATTGTTAATAGAGAAAATCTCAAAGGAAGTCGTACATTTAACTTTTAGGAGTGATGAAATGGACTATTCAAAAAGACTAGATGACGTTATGGATGAATACTTACAAGTGTTTGCAAAAGATCCAAATGATATTTTAACTGACGATATGACAGATTACGACAAGATTAAAAAGTTAGAACAAGCCATACAATCAGGTGCTTCTGATGAATGAATTTCAAACAGCACTTATTGATGTGTTAAAAGGTATTCATCATGAGTTAAAGCGTCTGAACGATACAAATCCTAGTAATCAAGCACAAGTGAAACCTAAGCAAGATAAAAAGAAATCATTCGAACCTAAAAACTTTATTTGAGGTGGTACTCATGAGAAGTCGTAACGTGAAAATGGTGATCCAATTATCTCGTTGGTAGCATACGTTAGCTACTTGACCTAAGTAAGTCATTAAACTGCTCATAAACTATAACTAATTATAAGGGTTAAGTAACTTGTTTCCCTATCTAAATAAGAATAGCGCACTAATCGGGCTTAATTGACTGATTGGGGCGCTTTTTTTATGCGATAAATACGAGGGCTTAGCGTTTATGAGGAGGATAAAAATGAATAAACGTGATTTTTTAAAAGCTAATCTTCAATTCTTCGCAGAAGGTGGAGACGAAGCTGAACGTAATAATAATGAGCAGTCAGAAAACGATAACGCTAAAAGCGAAGAGGTAACTTATACACAAAGTGAGCTAGACGCAAAAATTAGTAAAGCTAGTGAGAAAAATAAACGAAGATTAGCAGAAGAGTACGATAAAAAACTTCAAGAAGAAATTGAACGAGTGCGACGTGAAGAACAATCTTATGCAAAGATGACGCAAAAAGAAAAAGAAGAACAAGAGTTATCTAAACGCGAAAAAGCTATTGCTGAGCGTGAGAAAGCACAAGCACTTAAAGAATTGAAGTCTGATGTAGTTGATGACTTGAAAGAACAAGAACTCCCTACATCATTTGCTGACGCACTTATCAAAATTGGGGATAACGAAGAAATCAAAGAAACTATCCAACAAATTAAAAAAGATTTTGATAGTGCAGTTGGAGAAAAAGTCAAAGAAGCTACACGTCAAGCTACACCAACTAATCAAGGTAGTAGTTTTTCACGAAACCAAAGTAGAAAAGAAAAAGGTTTAAGTAGTATTGCTGATGAAGTAAGAATTATTCAATAAACGGAGGAATTAAATGATGAATGAAACTAACAAGTTAAAGTTAAATTTACAACATTTTGCTAACAACGATGTAACACCAGCAACTTTTAATCCAGATAACGTTATGATGCATGAACACAAAGAAGGAGAATTATTAAACAACTTTACTAAACCAGTTTTACGTGAAGTTATGGAAACTTCTAAAATCATGCAATTAGGTAAATATCAAGAAATGGACGGAACAGAAAAAGATTTCGTTTTTTGGGCAGATAAACCAGGCGCTTACTGGGTTGGTGAAGGTCAAAAAATCGAAACATCTAAGGCTACTTGGCTTGAAGCTAAAATGAGAGCTTATAAATTAGGTGTTATTTTACCAGTTACAAAAGAATTCTTGAATTACACTTACTCAGATTTCTTTGAAGCCATGAAACCTATGATTGCAGAAGCATTTGCTCGTAAGTTTGACGAAGCTGGAATTTTAAATGTTGGAGATAATCCATTCAACAAATCTATTGAACAATCAGTTCAAACTGCTGGTAATGTGATTAACGGTGAATACAATGAAGATAATTTATTAGATTTAGAGGCATTAGTCGAAAACAATGATTACGATCCAAACGCATTTATTTCTAAACGAACAAATAGAAGAGCGTTATCTAGCATTGTTGATTCAGTTTCTAATGAAAGATTGTTCGAAAAAGGAAAAGGTAGAAATGCGATTGATACTTTAGATGGTTTACCTGTTGTGAACTTAAAATCACCAGATTATAAAGAAAATGTCATTTATACAGGTGACTTTAATCAATTATTCTATGGTATTCCACAACGTATTGAATACAAAATCGATGATAGTTCTCAATTATCAACTATTAAAGACGGTAACGGTGAGCCTATTAACTTATTCGAACGTGATATGTTAGCATTACGTGCAACAATGCATGTAGCTGTTCACATTGCAGATGATAAAGCATTTGCGAAGTTCGAAGGTACACCAGCACCTACACCTGAAACTGTCTAATTAATCTAAGGAGGTCTGACACATGGCTTATTCATACGAAGTAGTACGACCGTTTGTTGATGCAGAGGATAATAAACCATATGAGGTGGGCGATATTTATCCTACTGATATTACAGATGAGCGTATTACTCAATTACTACATGCTGATAACAGATACAATAAACAATATATTAAGTTAGTTGTTGATAGTAAGAATACAAAAGCAGAATTAATTGAAATTGCACATAAACATGGTATTGAAGTATCTGAAAATGATACCAAAGCAGACATCTTAGACACATTGGAGGGATAATATGGCTACATTAGAAAATGTTAAGCTATTACTCTCTATTAATGATAATGTTCAAGATGAACTACTAAAAAGAATAATCGATAACACTGAAAAGCGTTTGATTAGCTTACTTCCTATCGGTATCGAAGAAGTTCCAGATAGATTGGAATACATCGTCGAAGAAGTAGCAGTCAAGCGCTTTAATCGTGTTGGCGCAGAAGGTATGACGCAGGAAAGCGTAGACGGGCGTTCCAATACGTTTCAAGCAAACGACTTTGACGAATATATGGACGTAATAGACCAATATACGCCACGAACAACAGGTAAACGTGGGACAGGTGTTTTCTATTGAGATATAACAAGAGAGTCGTGTTTGCTAAGGAAACGAAAGGACAGTACAACCCTAAAACAAGCAGAACTGAAACATACGAAAAGCGCTATGATGCAATACCATGTAATATCAGTCCATTAAGTCCACAAAAAACAGTGGTGCAATACGGAGACATCAACAAAGACATCAATGTCATACGTTTAAACGGTCGTTTTGAGCCTACTGTGACACATGCTTATATTAATGATACTAAGTATCAGATTACGAAACGAATTGACTATGAACACGATACAGTGTTCTACGTTGAGGAGGTTAAATAATGCGTGTAGGCGGTGGAGATTTAGACGACTTAATTAGAGAATTTGAAAATATGCATGACAATATTGATGATGATGTAGATGAAGTGCTGCATAATAATGCGATTGATTTTGCTAGCGATACAATTTTAGAAGCTAAAGAGAAAATGAATGCTGGTTATTGGACTGGTAACTTAGCAAGAATGGTTGAAGATACAAAGGTCGGACATTTAAATTATGTTATTACTTCAAAAGCTGGGTATAGCGGGTTCCTTGAATATGGGACTCGTAAAATGCGACCTAGAACATTTATGTTTCCAGTGTACGAAAAATACACTAAACAAGTCAGAGCAGACCTCGAAAGATTAATTAACGGTTAGGAGGTATGCGATGAAACAATCAGTGAATTTACAATTGTTCAATTATCTTTATACAAGGTTTGAAGAACTTGGCGTGCCTATCATTCGCACAAGCGAACTCAATCAAGAATTACCTTATCCTTTTATCGCCATTCAATCTATTAGAGATGATATTAGTCGTTTAACTTTTGACAGTTATAGTGGCAGTCCTACTGCAATTATCCATATTTGGTGTACAGAAGATGATAAAGGTAAAAATGATGAGTTATACATTCAAGTTCAATCTATCCTACTAGATGAGATACAACTAGACGGATATACATTGACGTTACCTCAAATGAGTGTGAATGAGAGTACAGAACAAGAAACTAATCAAACATTGTCACATACAACTATAAGTGTAGAGTACGCAAGTCATTAAGTTGGCTTGCGTTTTTTAATACAAAAATTTAGGAGGTATTCAAAATATGCCAACAAAACAAGGTACTGATGAATTAGTATTAATTCGTAAAGTCGGCGATAAAAAAGACGCTAACAAAGTAATGTTAGTTACTGAGTTAGAACGTGAAACTGAAAAAGATAGAGACACAGAAGCTACATTTGATGGCTCAGTTAACTCTGGAGGTACATTAGAGTCTACTGTGACAATTAATTGCTACATGGACCAAAAAGACACGTTATGTGATGAAATCGAAGACGCAACAGAAGATGATACGCCATATGAGTTATGGGTTATCAATAAACGTGTAAGAAATGAAGATGGTAAATATAAAGCTGAGTATAGACAAGGTTACTGGAATAGTATCACTCGTACTAATGAAGCTGACGGTATTGCTGAATTCGAAACAGAGTTTGGCGTATATCTTAAAAAAGTACGCGGTTACGCTACATTGCCGCCAGCAATTGAAGAAAATAAAGCTGCTTATGGCTTCCACGATACTGTTGCGTCTGATCCAGCAGATGATGGTTTGGCTGATAGCATTCCACAACCAACAGAAGTTGAAACTGTATAAACATGAGGGGGAACATCCCCTCTTTTTTATTTGCGCAAATAAAAAATAAGTGAGGTATTTAAATTATGGAAATTAAATTTAAAGATAAAGAATTAGAATTATCATTTGGATTAGGTTTTTTAAACAAGATTGACAAAGAATTAGGTTTAGAAGTTGAGCAAATGACAATCGGACAAGGTTTGAATATGTTAGTACCTAACCTACAAAACGGAAACATTGTTGCATTATCTAAAGTGATTAAATCAGCAACTGCTCATCATAAAAAGAAACCACAAACTGATGAAGAATTAGAAACAGTTTTAGAAGATATTGCAGAAAATGAAGGTATTGATACTTTCTGTGAAAACATTATCGAGGAATTGGGAAAGAGACCTTTAACCCAAAACCTAGTTCCGGACGAATACAAACAAGACAAGAAAAGCAAGAAGTAAATGATGATGTACTGACATTTGATAGAGTAGTTGTCGTTTGCATGAGCAAACTAAAGATATACGATTTGCACAAAATAGAGATGATGACACTTAGAGAGTTTAACTATCGCATGTATGCACTTGAATATGAACAACTTGATAAAGACATGGATATGTATAAACTTGCCTTTGCTATACGTGATGCACAAACTGAACAAAAGAAACGTGGCGGTAGAAAAGGTGAAACTGAGTATCGTTTTAGAAGTGCTAACGACATTATGGACTATGAGGAAAATGTTAAGCGTCTTAATAGAGGAGAGCCTCTGAAATTCGGCTCAGACTCTAAAAAAGAAGTTAATGCACCATCTGATTTGCTTAAAATGATTGCAAATCATAACAATTCTTTAAGAAAGGAGTGATAACGTGGCAGAAGCTAATTATAGTATTAAAGCGCAGATTGAGGCGAATACACGTAAGTTTAAAAGCGCTATTCAATCTGCTAAGAAAGTGGCTCAAAATTTTAAGAAAACACAAGAATCAATCAAAGATACTAAATTAGATGGCGATTCTTCTGGCGTAATGAAAGCAGTTAAAGCAGCAAAAGATGCAGTAAAAGGCTTTGATAATACTCATGCTGATGCTGAACTTGACGCAGATATTTCTGATGTTAGAGAAAAAGTCGCACAAGCTAAGACATTAGTTGAAAAATTCGATGCTTATCGTGGTGATGCAGAGTTAGACGCTGATGTATCTAAAGCTACTGCAAACATTAAGAAAGTACAGAAATATTTAGATATGTACGAGAATTCTGATGCAGAAGCAGATGCAGACGTAAATATTAGAAAAGCTATTACACATATCTCTGAGTTACAACATAACCTAGATGGTATCGACGGTAGCAAGTATTCAGCTGTTTTAGATGCAGATGCAACTAGAGCAAGAGAACATATCAAGATGGCTAAGAAACAACTTAACGACTTCGCTCATCAAAAAGCTAAAGCTAATCTTGAAGTTGATAGCGCAGGAGCTATTGCACAGATAAAAGCGTTTAAAGCTATGCTACGTTCTATTCCTAACCGTGTTCGTACTCGGCTTGATGTAGATGGTGGCAACTCATTAGGTTTCTTTAGATCATTAGGAGCAGCGATTGACGAGTCAACTAAAACATGGGATAAATTAGCGACTAAAATTAGAACAATTGGTACTGTTCTAGGTAATATGATAAAAGGCGTTCTAATTTCTAACATCTCATTACTTGTTCCAGCAATCGCTAGTTTAGTTCCAGCGCTTATGGCAGTGTTAAATGCAATAGGCGTTGTTTCTGGCGGGGCGTTAGGTTTAGCTGGAGCCTTTGGAGTAGCTGGTGCTGGTGCAGTAGCGTTTGGTGCTATGGGAATCAGCGCTTTAACTATGTTAGCTGATGGAACATTAGAGGCGACTAAAGAAACTGAGCGTTATGAAGCTTCTTTAGATAGCTTAAAAAGTGCTTGGGCTGGCCTTATCCAACAAAATCAAGCACAAATCTTCAATACATTAGCAAATAGTATTGATACTGCTAAAGTTGCGTTAGCTGGACTTACACCATTCATCAATGGTGTATCTAAAGGAATGGAACAAGCAAGTGCTAAAATGCTTGATTGGGCTAAAAACTCACAAGTAGCACAGAAATTCTTTGAAATGATGGGAACAACTGGCGTAAGAATATTTAACAATATGCTAGACGCTGCTGGTTCATTCGGTAGTGGCTTAGTTAGTGTACTTACACAAATAGCTCCATTAGCTGAGTGGGTATCGCAAGGCTTTAAGAAAATGGGGCAAGCATTTAATGAATGGGCGCAGTCAGTTGAAGGGCAAAATGCGATCAAGTCATTTATTGAATATACTAAACAGAACTTACCATTAATAGGTCAGATATTTGGCTCAACATTTAAAGGTATCTTCAACTTGATGAAAGCATTCGCACCTAATACTCATCTTGTATTGCAAGGTTTAGCAGATATGGCTAACCAATTCGAACAATGGAGCGCAACAATCGCAGAGAGTGACGGTTTCAAGAAATTTATTGAATATGTTCAAGAGAACGGTCCTAAACTCATTCAATTACTAGGTAATATTATTAATATCATCATTAATGTAGCTACTGCTATGGCACCGTTTGCAGCCGCAGTCTTAGATGTAGCAATCGCTATGACTGATTTTATTGAATCTTTAACTGAGGCACATCCAGCAATCGGTATAATGCTAGGTTTAATTGCAACATTAGCAGGTATCTTTATGACATTAGGTCCACCAATTTTAGGTGCAATAGACTTTATTGGAACATTTGTAAAAGCTATTACGGGTGCTGGAACAGTAATAGAAGGCTTTTCAGTAATTGGTGGTATTGTAGCTGACGCTATGGAACTTGTTGGTGCTGCGTTAGTTGGAATAGAAGGTCCAGCTTTAGCTGTTGTAGGTGTAGTTGCAGCAGTTATTGCAATATTCATTGCTTTGTGGAACTCATCTGAAGTAGTTAGAGATGCTGTTACAGGTGCGTGGGATGCTATATCCGGAGCAGTTGGAGATGCTGTCAAAGCAGTAATCAACTTCTTTAAAGATTTAATAGGTCAAATGGACTATGTTAAAGGTGCAGTCGAATCTCTTGGCGCTATGTGGGACGGTTTCGTTACCATAGTTGAAGGTGCTATCAAACTGTTATCACCTTTATTTGAATCTGCATTTAACGCAATAGTGAATACTGTAAAAATAGCGTGGGAAGTTATTAAAGCGATTATCACAGTAGCTATGCATGTAATTGTTGGTACAATTACCGTTTTACTTCAAGCGTTAACAGGTGATTGGCAAGGTGCATGGCAAACGCTCCAAGAAGTAGGTCAAGCAATTTGGGACGCTATTGTTCAAGCAGCAGTAAATATCTTCAATATTTTAAAAGATGTATTATCCCAATCATGGCAAGCGACAGTCGACATGTTCTCGACTATATTCGGACCATTAGCAGAAATTGCAACAAATATATGGAATTCAATTGTACAAGCTGTTTTAACAGTGGTCGTTCAATTAGGCGTATTCTTAATGAATATTTGGACTAACATCGTAACAACAGCGCAAATTATTTGGGCTACATTAATTGTAGTTGCTCAAACAGTTTGGACTGCAATAGTAACTGCTATTACAACGATAGTTACTGCGTTAGGTACAATCTTATCTACAATTTGGACTGGTATCGTTACAGTAGCAACAACAATTTGGACGACACTTGTAACCGTCGCTCAAACAATATGGACTATGCTAGTTACAGTTATTACAACAGTTGTACAAGCAATACTAAATGTTGTAACAACAGTTTGGACAACGTTATTATCTGTTACATCATCTATCATGAGTGCGATTTCTAGTGTGATTTCTTCAATTTGGAGTTCAATTGTAAGTATTATTAGTTCTATCGTTTCATCTATTGTAAGTTTTGTTTCAAGTGGTTGGTCTACACTTATGAGCATAACTTCATCAATCATGAGTTCTATTTCTAGCGTTATATCAAGTATTTGGTCGTCAATCGTTAGCTTTATTTCAAGTGCAGTATCAAGAGCAGTAAGTTTTGTGACTAGCGGTTTCCACAATATGTTAAGTGCAATTATTTCTGCTATGTCCGGAATGGTAAGTGCAGTAATTAGTGGTATGTCAAATGTCGTTAATTCTGTAAGAAATGGCGTATCTAATGCTGTAAATGCTGCTCGTAGCTTTATAGGTCACATGAGACAAGTCGGTGTTGATTTAATTCAAGGCATGATTAATGGTGTTGTTAGTATGGCTCGTAATTTAGTGAACGCTGCACGTAACGTAGTTATGGGAGCTGTAAATGCTGCTAAAAACGCATTACACATTGGCTCACCTTCTAAGTTATTCAAACAATTTGGTGTATGGACTATGGAAGGTTTAGGCATTGGAATTAACAAAGAAGGTAAAAATGTAATCAGTGGTATGGGCAGTATGGCAAACTCAATTACAGACGCATTTAATAGCAATTTAGCAGTACCAGACATTACTTCCAACATGAAGAAAGTAAACGCTAATATGAACGCTCAAGTACAACACACACATACTATTCAAACGAACCCTTCACAACGTGTTGTTCGTATTGAAATGGACGTGAACAACGAAGCGTTAGAAGCAATTGTAAATGGTCAAACTGCAAATGATGATACGGTATTTTCATTCTAAGGAGGTCGTTCAATGGATATAGAAATTAAGAAAAAAAACGGACAACGTTATACTTTGAACGACTTCGGTTTCAAAGTGACAAATGTGACCGTTGAAAGTATTGAAAAAGAAACGGATTACGAGAAAAAAGAAAATACAAGTGGTCGTATTCTTCTAAGTAGTCAGTATCGTAAACGAACTATTACAGTTGATTGCTATGTAGTTTCTACTAAACTAAACGATAACTCACGTTTACGAGATGAGTTTTACTCGCTAACTAATAGTAACGAACCTATTCATATTAGAGAATTAAGACGGACAGTTCCACTTAACTATCGCTTTGTACAACCTACTGAAGATGACTATCAAGAAATAGACGAATATAACGTTCTTGTATTTAATCACGAGCCATTTAACGACAATCATTATGTGAATGGTAGACAATATCAAGTTATGTGTTCAGATGTTGTAGTTCCAGAAGAAAATGGTCGTAAGATTAACTTTTCAATCAAATTTGAAACAGTAGAATTACCTTTTGCTGAAAGTATCGGAACATCATTAGAATTAGAGAAACGACCTGACAGAGAATTATGGTCGAATGATATGTTAATTCCTTTTGATGAAGAAGATGCACGTCGTAGGTATTCATTTACTAATATATATAATAATTCAGTGTACTATCACGGTAATGTACCTAATGATCAATTCAATTTATTCAAAAAAGTAACAGTGGTATTAGGAAAAGATGTTAAAGCAACAGAGATATTCCAATTTACGCTAGGTAATAGTGATGTTATGACAATTGAAGGTGCTAACTTAAAAAAAGGTGACAAGATTGTCTATGATGGTGTACAGACGTTTAGAAATGGTATTCCTATTAACGACTTAGCGTCTAATGCACAACCGAAGTTTTATCCCGGTTGGAATAATTTCGAATTCAATCAGCAAGTTAAATCAGTAACATTTGACTTGAAATTTTATTACTTGTGAGGTGTAGACATGCCAATATTAGTTACTCCAATACGTGGGCGTAGTATTCCATTGTACGTGTCTACTACCGAAACATCTAAACTTGGTTCTGATATAGTCTTACAATTTGAAATTGTTGAAGATGAATTTAATTATCAAATTGTCAGAGGTTTACAGAAACGATGGACGATTTC